GGTCGGATTTCATCTTTCGGCCCTCTATTCGCCGGTCGGATGGCTTTCGTGGGCGCAGATCGCCCGCGAGTGGGAAGCAGCGCAGGGGAACGATGCCGCGATGAAGACGGCGAAGAATACGCTGCTCGGCGAAACCTGGCAGGAGCGCGGCGAGGCGCCCGATTGGCGGCGCCTGTATGAGCGCGAGAAGGAGCATCCCCTCGGGACGATTCCCGAAGGCGCGCTGGTGCTGACGGCCGGCGCCGACGTGCAAACGGATCGCATCGAAGTCGATGTGTGGGCCTGGGGCCGGGGTCTGGAAAGCTGGCTGATCGACCACGTCGTTCTGGAAGGCGAGACTTCCGGCCAGGCGGTGTGGCGGGAGCTGACGAAACTCCTGTCGCGAACCTGGCCGCACGAGGACGGCGCGGTCATGCAGATCGCGCGGCTTGCGATCGACTCGGGCGACGGCCGCACGACATCGCAGGTCTATAGCTGGGTGCGCAGCTTCGGCACCGGCATTGCGGTTGCGGTCAAGGGCGTCGAAGGCTTCGATCGCAGCGCTCCGGTGGACGGGCCGTCCTTTGTCGATGTGACCGAGGCCGGCCGGAAATATCGGCGCGGGCTTCGGCTCTGGAAGGTCTGCGGCGCGGTGTTCAAGTCGGAGACGTATCGCTTCCTGCGCCTTCCCCGGCCGACCACGGACGAATTGGCGGACGGCGCCGCCTTCCCCGACGGCTTCATCCACCTGCCGCAGGGCGTCACCGCCGAATGGGTGAAGCAGCTGACGGCCGAGCGGCTGACCGCGGTGCGGGACCGGCGCGGCTTCATCCGCATGGAGTGGCGGCAGATTCGCGAACGCAACGAGGCGCTCGATTGCCGCGTCTATGCGCGCGCGGCGGCGTGGCTCTTGGGGCTCGATCGCTGGTCGGACGAGAAGTGGAAATCGCTTGAGCGGCAGATCCGGGAGGCGGCGGCGGCCGCGGAAGCGCGGCCGGCCGGGCGAATCCGGCCGGCCGCGCCGAAAGGCGAGAAGCGCCGTTCGGACTGGCTGGGCGGCCGCAACGGCAAAGGGTGGCTGAGATGAGCTGGACGCAGGCCGAGCTTGATGCGCTGCGCCGTGCTTATGCGCGCGGCACGCTGCGCGTGGCCTATGACGGCAAGACGGTCGAATACGGCTCGGAAGCCGATCTGAAGCGGCGGATCGAGACGATCGAGAGCGCCATTGCCGTGATGGAGGGCAAGCCGCGGCCGATCGCCGGCTATGCGGGCTTCGGCCGGGGCGATCGATGAAGAGCGCCGCCATCGCATCGGCGGTCGCACCGACGCTGCTCGATCGCGCCATCGCCCGGATCGCGCCGCGCGCCGGCGCAAGGCGCCTTGCGGCGCGGCTCGCCTTCGAGAACCTGTCGCGCCGTGCCTATGACGGCGCGGCCGGCGGGCGGCGAACGGACGGCTGGCGCACGCCGGGCACGTCCGCGGACACCGAGATCGCCGCGGCCGGAACGATCCTGCGGAACCGCATGCGGGATCTCGTGCGCAATAACCCGCACGCGGCGAAGGCGGTCGCCGCCTGGGTCAACAACATCGTCGGCGACGGCTTCACGCCGTATGCCAGCACCGGCGACCCGGCGCTCAACAAGCGCATCGACGATTTGTGGGCACGCTGGTCTGTCGAATGCGATGCCGACGGCCGCGGGGACTTCAACGCGTTCACGACGCTTGCCGTGCGCGAGATGGTCGAAACCGGCGAGTGCTTCATCCGCCGGCGCCGGCGCCGCATGTCGGACGGCCTCGCCGTGCCGATGCAGTTGCAGGCGCTGGAAGCGGACCACCTCGACGAATCGCGCATCGAGGCCTCGCGCGCCGACGGAGGCCGGACGGTTCGCGGCATCGAATACGATCAATTCGGCCGCCGCCGGGCTTATTGGCTCTTCCCGGATCATCCCGGCGATGTCGGCGCGACCTTGGCCGTCACCCGTTCGTCGGTGCGCGTGCCGGCGGACAGCGTCGTGCATCTCTTCAGGCGCGATCGCGTGCAGCAACGGGGCGTGCCCTGGGGCGCTCCGGTGATCCGCGCGCTGCGCGATCTCGACGACTGGACCAACGCCGAACTGGTCCGCAAGAAGACCGAAGCCTGCCTCGTCGGCATCGTGACGGCGGCCGACGATGCCGAGCAGGGCATCGCCCCATCCGTCACCGATTCCGACGGCAAGATCATCGAGCAGTTCGAGCCCGGGCTGATCGCCTACGCCCGCGGGGCGAAGAACATCGAGTTCAACCAGCCGGCGGCGGTCGCCGGCGTGAGCGAATGGCTGCGGGCGCAACTGCACATCATCGCCGCGGGCTGGTGCATCCCTTATGAGCTGCTCACCGGCGATCTGAGCCAGGTCAACTATTCCTCGATCCGCGCCGGGCTCGTCGAATTCCGCCGGCTCGTCGGCGCGATCCAGTGGCAAGTGGTGATCCCGGTCTTCTGCCAACCCGTCTGGGACTGGTTCATCGAAGCCGCCTGGGCCGCCGGGCTCCTGCCCGAGCCGGTTGCGGCAGTCGAATGGCAACCCGACGGGTTCGAGGCGGTCGATCCGCAGAAGGATGCAGCGGCCGATCTCATGGAGATCCGCATGGGCACGAAGACCCTGCGTCAGGCCATTGCCCAGCGTGGATGGAATCCGGACGCCATGCTCGAAGAGATCGCGCGCACCAACGCCGATCTCGACCGGCTTGAGATCACGCTCGACAGCGATCCGCGCAAGGTCACGCAGCAGGGCCTGATGCAGCGGAACGCCACCGACGCCGGCGGCGCCATCAACTGAAGGAACGCCCGATGCCGAAGAACGTCATGCTCCCGCTCCTCGGGCGGGAGGTCGAGGTGCGCGCCGAAACGGCCAACGAGCAGGCGCGCACGGTCGATGTGGTGTGGACCACCGGCGCACGCATCCGTCGGCGACGGCTTTGGGACGAGGACATCGACGAGGAGCTTGTGGTCGATGCCGGCGCGGTGCGGCTCGATCGGCTGAACGCCGGCGCGCCCTTCCTCAACACGCACAAAGCGTTCGATCTCGACGCGATCATTGGCGTCGTGATCGAAGGCTCGGCGCGAATCGCCCACGGAAAGGGCATCGCCACCATCCGGTTCAGCGAACGCGCCGGCGTCGAGCCGATCTGGCGCGACGTGGTTGCCGGCATCATCCGCAACGTCTCGGTCGGCTATCGCGTCCACAAGTACGAAGTCGAGAAGCGCGACGGCCGGCCCGAGTTGTGGCGCGCCGTCGATTGGGAACCCCTCGAAATCTCCGCCGTGCCCGTCGCGGCGGACCCGGGAGCGCACATCCGCAAGGACGCCGCGCTCGCGCCATGCGTCGTGGTCCGGGACGACGATTCTGCCGCCACGCCGGCGGCGCAACTTGAGAGGTCCGAAATGCCCAACAAGCAGACGCCTGTCGCCGGCGATCAGGGCGACACCATCGCGGCCGCGGCCGACATTCGCGCGGACGGCGCCCCTGAGACCGCGCCGATGCAGCAAGCGCCGCAGCCGAACGCGGACGAGGTGCGGCGCGCGGAACGCGAGCGCATCGCCGCCATTCAGGTGCTCGGCGATCGCTTCGGCCTTGAGCGCGCTTTCGTCGACGATCTGATCGCGCGCGGCGCCGGCCTGTCGGAGGTCCGCTCGGCCGTGCTCGACAAGCTCGCCGAGCGCGATGCGCGCGGCAGCGGCCATTCGCAGATCTCCATGCCGGCCGGCGGGCTTGACGCCACCGTCACGCGCCGCGAAGCGATCGCGGAGGCGCTGCTGCATCGGGCGCAGCCGAACGCGTTCGAGCTGACGGATCGCGCCCGCGAGTATCGCGGGATGCGCCTGCTCGACGTGGCGCGCGACTGCCTCGAAACGGCGGGCGTGCGGACGCGCGGCATGACTTCGGGCGAGATCGCCTATGCCGCGACCCGCGGGGCCGGGCTGCACTCCACCTCCGACTTCCCGCTGATCCTCGCCAATGTCGCCGGAAAGCGGCTGCGGCAAGCCTATGCCGGCACGCCCCGCACGTTCCAGCGCTGGGCTCGCGGCATCACGGCGACCGACTTCAAGCCGATGTTCCCGACGCAGATCGGCAACTTCCCGGCCCTGAAGCAGGTCATGGAAGGCGCCGAGTTCAGCTACGGCACGATCTCGGAGGGGCGCGAAAGCTATCAGCTGGCGACCTACGGACGCATCGTCGCGCTGACGCGGCAGGCCATCATCAACGACGATCTGCGCGCCTTCGACCGCGCCATCGCGAGCGCCGGCCAGCGCGCCGCCGATCTCGAATCGGCGATCGTCTACAATGTGCTGATCGCCAACGCCGCGCTCGCCGACAACGTCGCGCTCTTCCACGCCGACCATGGCAATGTCGGGACCGCAAGCGTGATCGACGAGGCCGCGCTTTCGGAAGCCTGGGAGAAGATGGCGCAGCAGAAGGACCTGGACGGCGAGGAATACATCGACAACCGCCCGCGGTTCATTCTCGTGCCGCCCGGCCAGCGCTCGATCGAGGCGCGCAAGATGGTCGCGGCGGTCACCGCCGCCAAGGCGGCCGACGTGAACGCGTTCACGGGATCGCTTGAGATCATCGAGGAGCCGCGCCTGTTCGTCGTCGGCGGGCCGCAGCCCTGGTATCTCGCCGCCGATTCGAACCTCGTCGATACGGTCGAGTACGCCCATCTCGAAGGCCAGATGGAGCCGTTCACCGACCAGCGCTCCGGCTTCGAGGTCGATGGCGTCGAGTTCAAGGTGCGCCACGACTTCGCGGCGAAGGCGCTCGACTATCGCGGCCTCTACA